TTATGGTCAATGGCGTGAAAGAAACTTTTTTCAGCATGTCTTACCCAAGGAGCATCTCCAATAAGCCTGCCTAAAAAGTCTTGGGGATCATATGATCCAGCGTGCCATAGTGCGTGAATTTTTACAGGAATCTGTAATAGTTCACTCATATATTTTAAGTTTATGATACCTGGGTGCCAAGCATCAGTAAAAAGAAAATGGTCGCCGGGATTAATGGTTCCGGAGGTAAAAAGGCGAGCAATCTCCTCAACCTGCCGAGACTTATAGATATTAGTCCCGCCAAAGTTAAGAAAGGCACCAGGAGTAGTGGCACGAGGAATATCTTCAGGACCAGAGATAACCTGAACCTGATGTCCTTGTGCTTGAAGAATTTTAGGAACATGACTTTTCCATTGTGCTGTATAGCGTGTTTGAACAGCCTCTAGGTCAACTAGATAGATGTTCATGTTACTGTTTGGTCTTACTACGGTTAGGACGATGAGGCCTACGTTCACCCTTGTTATGGGATCTTGCCCAATCTCTATATTCTCTTGATTTGTATAGATGTGCTGGGTTGAAATCCATTAGCTCAAACCTACAATGATCATGCCAAGCTTCGAGATCATCAAAAATTTTGGCTACTTCAGGTTTCATGCGAAGGGTTTTTTGTACAGAGGCGCTTAATGCCATTTGCGATTTTCCTATAGATTAATATTTGATAAAAGAACCATTTTCTCCATCTTCACTGACTTCGATCCAAATTTCTCGATTTGGATACCTGGCTGTGATTTCAGCGTGGAGATCTTCTGAAATCATTTCGCAGGATTTATAATTTAATTGAAGTGTGTTGGTGTTGTAGAGTTTTTCCAACCACCGTTTAAATTGTATGAATTCGATATCACGGTCATCATGAAACACTTCAATATAAACTTTGAAATGAAAGATATGGCGATGTGGAGTGCCTAAAAAGCTGACATCATACTCATCGCCGGTTTTTAGTTTGGGGTCTGTGGCCGCGGCTGGATACATATGGATACCTTCTTTACGAAAGGTTACCCAAATCATCTTATGTGGGCGAAAATCATATTGTTTAATTGTATCGCTCATCTTAATGATTCCATGGTAATAATTTTACTTAATGCATCTGCTAGATTGTCTTCGTGTGTTACTATATGAAGACTTTGATTGTTTCTGTCCTTATGGCTATCATAGCTACGGGTTTCGATAACAAGACCACCTGAGGCTTTGTGTATACTAATTCTTAAGGGCTGTTTTGATTCTAGTTCGTGACTGTCTTCTAGTCTAAGTGGTTTAGAAACTTCGTCCTGTAGCCAATTCCTTAGCCATTGCTTAAATTTATGTTTGATTGTCATATTAACTGGTCTTTTTGATGGTTCAGTCTGTGCTGTTGAAAATAGTGGTAATTGATGTCCGCGGCTCATTTTAGAATTTTATCCTGAGTATAACTGTGCCAGTCTGTAAAACAAGATCTATCCATTAATGTGTGTAGACTATGTGTCCATACTCCAGGATTAGTAGAATTAAAATCTCTATCGTCAATCTTTAGCATGGTATTATAATTCCAAAGTTTAATGAATGGTATGGGCACACGAATCTGTGGAATAAAATTATTATATTCACACAGTCCTCCTTCATGGAATTCTTCCGCACACTGTATTGGAATATCTAGACTACATAGGTAGTCTAATTTTAGAAAGCGATCTATCATAAGTTCCCATTCTCGCCATTCTTCAGCGTTTTGTGGATTAAAACTATGGTTGGCACCAAAGAAAATATGTTGACAGCCGTCTAGATGTTTTGAAATCTCTTCAGTAGTCTGAAGTCCTACTACAAAGAGTGTTGGTTTGTTGTAAGCAGGAGTGTGCTCAATTTCAATTCCTGTGAAAAAAGACACACTCCCTGAGGTATCACTTTGATATACTCTGTCCATTTAGCCCTTTGGCATAGCCTGAAGTTCGGTTATAAGAGCATTTAGATCTGCCATTGATTCTGCTACAGACGTATAAGCTACATACTCATCACTGGAATTCCATCCTTCTACAACAAATACGAATCCGCTGTCTAAAACCTGCACTCTAAATTCTGGTCTAGCTTTGATAATTTTTGATGCTATTGACATGTTATTTTTCCTTATAAAAGTGGTTTCCCACGATCATATATTTATTTTACTAGGTATATAATAGGTTGTCAAGACTTAAATTCATCCTCAAGTTGACGAAGATGCTCATCTTCTGGATTTTCTAAATCTACTTCATCTGCTCTTGTTACTTCTGGAACTTCAAACCAGCTATTAAATGTGTTCTCATCATTTCCACCTCGTAGTCTAGCACCCTCTAATGAACGTAGAAACGCACCAGCAGATTCGATCATATCAAATGCTTCTTTTTTAGTTTTGGTCATAAAAAGATCTTCTATAAAACTGTTAAAATATAGAATGTTTCTTGGTACCCAATCAGAATATTCATCGCTGCCTGCATCTTTTTGATTTAGTTTCCGCCAAAAACGCCAATTGACCTTGTCTTTGCTCTTGGCAATTTCGATATCCATTAATTGTTGAGCACGTTGAACAGCTACAATATGACAGTAGACATTATGACCCATCATGAGCGCATATGAAAAACTATCCCACGATGTTTTACCCTCTTTGCCAATTTTGTTTAGCATGCCCGGAGCATAATGGCAAATGTCCCCCATTTGCAGTCTGCGTCCTATTTCTGATTCAAATGGGAATGGTATGTCGCTTCCTGCAAGTGCTTTGTTGTCTGGGGCCTTGTCCATAATAACGCTCCAACGCTTCGTTGTGTGTTGCGCATTGGTATAGACGAGTCCGTGTGCTGTTGCGATAAACGGTGAGGCGCAGTCAAAAGATATGGTAATTTCTTCATTGATATGTTTCCTAATTTGCCTTTGAATAAGTGTTAGATAGCATGACCAATCTAATTGAGCAGTGCCCAAAAAGTGAATCCAATTTTTGCCCGTCAAAAGACCATCTTCACGCATGGTCATTAGGCGTTTTAGAGTAATATGCATCTTACACATATTAGCACCACCAAAGGCCCAGCCTTCTGCGGCCTTGTCTCCCCATGCAGCAGGATCTGAAAACTCCTTCACTCCATCATACCAATCTTCAGCTGATTCCCAATCCCAGCCTTGTAGAACGTTGAGCCATTTGGTATAGCCTAGCCTATTCTTTAGAAAGTATTCATTATTGAAGCGTGTTTTCTCTAGGCAGTCTTCTACTGTCTTAAGTCCTGTCTTCGGACTATGAACATGATCACAGGCCCAAGTTGGAACGTCCAGCATCATAGACCAATCAGCAGTGGCCTCTAGCCATTCTAAAATACGTTGACGAACCTTGTTGGCTTCTTTGCCTTCAAAGTTTTTCCAATCAAACTTAAGAACACCTTTACCAATCTGATAACCACCTGAATCACCAAGTATCATTGTAGCATTTCGATTGCGTTGCTGTATCATTGATTCTTGATCAATACTTTTTTCTAGATCTAGCTGTGCGTGTCCTGCTGAATACAAGGCATATTTGTAGTAAAAGTATCCTTGTTCGGGATTAAGAAAGTTCATGCCTTCAATACCGCGATCGAATCCTTGGGGAATACGATCTTTTGGTACGAACTCTTCTAATCTTTGTTTGGCCACATAAGTAGAATAAAACGAACTGATGGCTGGCAAAAATACCGCCGAGTCTCTCTGTAGGGGTGTGAGGTCTATTGGGGGTTTATTCATCTCGACTCAATATAATAGTTGCTTTTAATTGTTCAGAGGCACGGCGAAGATTTTCATGTGCTGCTTTTACAGCAGGATGTCCTTCGCTCATCTTCTCTAACTGTGCTTCAAATTCCATTTCTTTCATAGCCCAATCAATAGCCGCAGTAGCAGATTGGGTCAGACTTATCATTGGGTAAGCTTCGCCTAATTTATGCCACGATGTTCCGTCATAGGTTTCTAATGAATTGTTATTATATCTTACCATACCTGTCATTGGTTGACCATAAGTAGTGTTAATGTATGGGCCACTAACATGACCATTTGAAACTTCAATATGCCTGCCCGCATTTATTGTTTTAATCATGATTTGGCGAGTATGATATATTTGTAGATAACTAGTCCGCTGTCTAATGTGATTTGCAATGCCCCTTCGTTGGCAAAACTTAGCACACAGTTGTTGGTATCCGCAATTTTCAAGATACTCAGTATACCAGCGACTGGCCACGCCCATGCTTTGCTAAGATTACCTGCTACATTTGAAGCGAATATAAACTCTCCACCGTGTGTACTTTGATCGCCAAAGGTAAATTTTAGATTATGATTTTCAATCTTGGCCACAAATGTTTCATGTTCACTGTTGGCAGCAGCTTGAAACATGAATCTTTGAATAGACTGCACAGTAGGAGAAACTTCTACTTCCCACTTAGCTCCTTTGAATTTTATAGACTTTAATTTTTCATTAATAACTTCAGTGTTCATGAACCTGTAGTCATTTTTGAAATCACCGGCTTTGTTTTCAAAGTGAAGTCCAATCGGAAGATCCTCACCGTTTTTGTTTATTTTGATAACATTAATTTTGGCATCTTCTTTGTATTCTGGACAGTCGAGATGGTATTTTAGTTTGTTTAATTGCGGCATGCCAAACACGCCATTGAGATCAGGATATGGAGTTAGAGTTTCTCCCATCATGACCACTGCTCTATCTTCACTCATTGAATCAATTTTTGTACTAGTTTGATCGCCTGTTATTTTAACTAGATTAAGAAATCCTAGTGAATGGGTATGTCCTACTATGTCTTTAAGTAAATCCTGCATAAAAATATCCTTTTTGTTATTTTATTTAGAAAAAAATGATCTGTCAACAATTTTTTATTCAAATGAGAACAAATTATTAAATGTGTTATGCTGCGTGGTAGAATCTAGATCCCATTCTAGTACACCAATTAGATTGTCGATCTTATTGTTAATGATGGTCAGTTCCATTTCATCATGATCAAACGGTAAATCTTGAAACCACTTAGGTAATCTCAGTTCGTCAGTTGGATAGGCCACTGAAGTATAGCCTAGTGGATTAGTTTTAACCTTACAGACAATGACCTTCATGCCATCAACAATACCCATTGAATATTTGTCCCCGTTCATTCTTTTTAATGTGTTCCAATTTATACTGGCACGCACATGTCCAGGCATATTTGCCTTGCCCTGTTTCTTTTCTTTGGCCTCATAGTCTGTGATATTGTTAGCACGTTTAGGTGAACCTTTTTCCCATCCTGGGCGAGACTTAAACTCTGTGCGAAATTCTGTGATTCGATCCAGTATCTCTTGTTCTTCTGCACCATTAAGAACACGTTCTAAAATTTCACTGAGGAAGTCCTGCATGAATTCAGGTGTATCTGAACGTTTGAGATCAAGCCCCATGGCCTTGATTTTACCTGGCTTACCATCTTGATCCAGTCTTTTACCTTCCTTATCATAGTACAAGACAGCATAACGCTTTTTAGTAATGAATAAACCTTTACTGGCCACAATTTCACGACCTGCTTTGATGACTTCCCCGCGACTCTTAGGACAATGAAATGCATCAAGCATCAAAGAAGGAAAAGTATTATTAACCTCACTAGCTACACTATCGTAGAGCTGTACCACAGTATTCTTATCCCATGGGATTAATCCTCGATTTATATCTTGTTTCAGTGTGGTATAGGCAGTAAAATAGGCAGAATCTGTATCGCCATAGATAATTGATTTGCCTACGTGATTATATTCTCCAGTAATGACTTCATTGATTTTACTAGCCATATGTTTGGCAATTTGGCGTCCTGTAAGTGTGGTTGACTGACCGATACGATTATCGAAAAACCTACAACCAGAGTTAAGAATAGCGCCATATAGGGAGTTAAGATTAATCTTTTTAACCAGCTGACGCTTGTCCCAATATTCTTCCTCAATCTTGTTTTCGGCCTTAATTGCTTCTTTAAGTTTAGCCTGCATTTCCTTACGTTCAGCATACCAACGTTTAAGCAGTCCTGGAATAATACCTTCGTACTCATAGGTAAAAATTGTGCCATTTGCTGAAAGCATCCACGGGTTATTGCTATTGAATATAAGTTCATAGATTTCTGCTCCGCTCATTATGTTAGTTTCACCGTTTTCCCAATCTATGGTAACATCATGGGCACGATCTTGATTCATTACAAATTCGTATTCATTTGAGCCAAACTTACCTTCCCAAGCCGCTGCAAAACTTGCACCTTTAGCCATTTTACCTTCAATTTCGGCTTTGGTATAATCTTGTCGCAACTGTCCTATAATAGTTTCGGGGCCCATATTAAGAGCACGAATCACTGATGGATATAGGCTGTTAATATCCATTGAACCGATCCAATCATGCAAGCCTTTTTTAGGATATGCAACGTAGGCGCCTGCTGCCTGTGTATCCCCTAACTCGTCACGTTTAGCTCGACTGGGAACTATCATACCTCGAAAATGTGCTTCATTGACAATGGCCTGTTCTGTAACTGCTACAGCACCAAGTGTGGTCTGTAGTAGAACTGTGTTTTCATGTGCAATGGTATTGGCTAAATCTATAAACTTCAGTTTTTTATCTAGTTTATCCAGTAGAGCACAGTCTTGCCGATTATATTCTATAAATTTTGCGAAATCGTTGTTGTATAATTGATCAAGTGTACCTTCATAGACAGTCTTACGTTCACCAATTTCCATTTCACCAATAGCATCTAACCTATAGCTATGACGTTCTTCATAGGTATATTTGCGATATAATTCAAGACTGTCTAGATGTACTCGACCAACTAGGTCATAGGTCACAGCAGATCTACCAAATTTTTCATATTCTCGCTTTTTAGGGAACTGATCCCAAAGACAGAATCTACGTGTATCTTCCTTGCTTAGGACTTTTGTTACACGATTTACAGTGTAGGGGATATCATAACCTTCCGAGTTCCAACCACTAAGCACGTCAGCATCTTCTATTAAGTCTAAAAAAGATTCCAGCATCTCTGCTTCGTTGTCGAATAGGATAGTATTAGGATAAATTTTGACCATCTCCTTGGCCTGTTCCATGGTAATGGTCTTGGGTGGTATGGCCAAACAGATCAGAGTATCCAACCATTGCAGATGAACTGATATGGCAGTGATGGGCATGAAGGCGTCATCTGGACTGGCATATCCTCGTTCTGGATCAAAGTCAACTTCAATATCGAAAAATGCTATATTAAGTTTTGGAGCATCTGCTCCTAGATAATTATCAGCCAGTGTTCTAAAAACAACATTGATGTCGCTTTCATATAGACGTTGATTACTGTGTATGCGTAGTTCTTTTTGAAATTCTTTGAAACTCTTGCTAACTACTCTAGACAGGCTTTCGCCGTGGATTGACTTGTATTTTCCTCTACTGTCAGGATGATAAAAAATATATTTTGCGGGATATTCTTGATAGATGCGTCCTTTTTTAGGATCACGTTCTACAATTTTGACAATATCACTGTCACGGTCCCATATACCGTCTACATAACTCATCATATTCTCCTACCGCTTATGGCCGGCAACCTTCTATCTTAGCGATTTGTGGCTCGCTTGACCTTCTCTATTTTAAAATATTTATTCTTTGAGATTAGCATGTCCACTAATATCTACTATGGTTTCTAGATCGTCAAACTCACGGTAGACTTGATCCCATTGATCTTTCATGGCAATACGTATGGCTTTTTTAATTACACTGGGCTTGACATCTAGTTCTTCTGCCACGGCCTTGATGGTGTCACTCAGTCCTTCTTGAAGATCTTGTATTTCCTGCATCACAGTCACACCTTCACTGATGATCTGCTTGATTTTTACCTTTTCTGGATCGCCAAAGGCTTTGCTCATTGTGTTCTCCTTAATTTAAATTATAACAGACTATGTATACAGTGTCAATGCTATTTGATACCAATTTTCATGAACCTAAGATAATCAGTTTCCGGATCTTTAAATTCACGCTGATTTACATACATGGTATTAGTCATGGGGAATCTCTCGTCAAATGTTTTTAGATCGGGATAACCTTGTTCGCTGTTATTTCTACTTTGAAGGATAACTAGAGGGCCTTTGGGCATGTTGTCAAACCATCGATCAGGGTCAATATCCTGTACACTGGTATTGATGATAGCACTTTTATCATCTGCCTGTCTAAAATCCACCGTGTTGGCATCTGCCCACATGTTTTCTGAAGGTATTTTCAACTGCTTGTAGATGCGGTCAGTGACTTCAATCTGTCGCTGATCGTGATCGACGTTGATAATTTTTTTGAATTTAATATCTTGACGTTTGAGCACAAACCCTAGATTACCATACCAACTGCCTAGAATATAGATTGTGCTAAATCGAGTCTCTTTTAATTCCTTGAGCTGTTCACAAATCCAAAGTTTACTGAGAATAAGATCTGGTGTGACGCTGCCCTCAAAATTATCATCACTTGCTTCTAGAAGTTGACTTATTCGCATGTTCCAACAGTTGACTAAGGTATTTTTCATAATTACCTTTTCTATCGAACTGCTCACTGATAGTATATTGATTGCCCTGCTCGTGC